ACGAGGAGGTCGTTGGTCTGGCCGGCTCGGCCGCGGATCACCACGCCGGCGGTCCCGACCGCGCGCGGCACCACCGTGAGCTGGCCACCCGAGGCGCCCTGGGTCTTCGCCAGATCCCCGAAGAACACGGTGGTATCGGAGAAGAACTTGGCCGCGCAGTGCGCGCCGGTGCCGAGGCTGCCCTCTACGTCGCACTCGATGACCAGGTAGCCGCTGCTGGCGTTGGAGTAGCCGAGATAGCCGTTGGTCGCGCTCGGCAGGAGCAGCAGCGCCTGCGTATCCTTCAGCTTCAGCGCGCCGGCGTTGGTGACCTCGACGGCGATCGAGTCGTCCGAGCGCCGACACTGCAGCCAGCTCGCCGACGGCGTCGCCGCGTGCTTGAGCACGGTGACGATGTCGCTCGCCCCTTGGGCGGTGACCTGAAACCGGGCGGCAGCGACCGGCGACGCGGTGCCCACGGCGACTTGGTCACCGAGGGCGGCCGGGCGCACGACAGCGCCGTCGTCCTGCCAGCCGCCACCGCCGCCGCCGGAGACGGTATCCCAGACGAGGATACCGCCGGTGGTCACCTTCAGGAACTGCCCGTTGGTGAAGCTCGATGGCCAGGTGTAGGTCACCGTCCCGACGCTGGCCGCCGCGGCATGCGTCACCGACTCGCTGCCCGCGCCGGTCAGCTCGAGGCCGGCCGGGAACTTCGGCTTGGCGGTGAAGGCCCAGGTGCCGCCGATCGACTCGTTGGCGGCCAGGCGGGCGAGGATCGCGCCGTCGGTGATGTCGGACTCGGCGATCGCCCGGAAGCCCACCGCCGTTGCCGAGGACGCGAACAGCGCGTGGCCGGCGGTGAGGCCGGAGAACGACAGCCCGGCCAACGTGTGCTTGTGGCCGGGGTTGACCGACGCGGCGTTCTTCAGGAGCCAGTCGACCGAGGTGGTGACCGCCGAGCCGTCGATCCCCAGCTTGGCTTCGAGGGCCTCGAGGGCGTCGCCCCGGTCGTTCTGGTGGGTGCTCAGGATTTCGTTGGCGCCGGAGAGCGTCGGGAAGCTGTCGAGACCGGCAGGATAGTTGGTCGCCATCGCTACCTCACGGGTTCAGCTTGAGGGTCGCCATCAGGTCGTTGCCGCCGGCGACGGTGCTGCCGACCTGGCTCACGTCGAGCCGGATCCGGTCACCCACGAGCAGCGCCATCGCGGAGCCGAACGTCACCGAGGCGCCGTTCTGCCCGGCGGCGATGGTGCCGGTCCGCGAGTCGTCGGCCGCGGCGGTCCGCTTGCGGGTGAAGGTGACGATCAGCCCGGCGCCAGTCGGCGCGGTGTCCGCGTAGAGCTCGGCGCCGACCGCCTGGCAGGCCTGCGGGATCACGACCTGAGCGAGCTTGGTGGCGACGCTGGCCGTGCCCTGGACGGTGAAGTGCAGCGCCGGCGGCCGGCTGACGCTGTCGACGTACTGCTTGGTCGCCGCGTGCAGGTTGCTCGACGGGTTCGCGTGCAGGGTCAAGAAGCCGGTCAGCGTGCCGCCGGCGAGCGCGAGCTTGGCGTCGAGCGCCGCCTGCAGCGTTGGTCCGCCCGCGCCGTCGAGCTTCAGCAACGTCACCCAGCCGTCGTTGGCCGTATTGCGGACCTTCAGCTCATCCGGTGTCGGCGAGGTGTCCCACCAGAGGGTGCCGGGCGTCACCGCGTAGAGATCCGGACGGGTGGCCGGATCCACCGGGCCGTACAGACTGGAGTGGAGCGCCGCCAACGCCGCGTTGAGCTGCGCAGTATACGCGCCACCATCGAGTGGGGTCGAGGCGATGATTGTGCTCTCCTGCGCCATCGGCGGCTCCTTCTCAGTACCCTTGCGCAAACCACGTGAGGTCGCGGACGAGCCGGGCCGCGCCCGTGGTGAGCACATCGACGTCAAACCCGGCCAGCGTCTCGTTGGTGACCCGAATGAACTCCGGGCCCGCGCCGGCGCCTGGGCTGCGAAGGCTGACGACCGGGGAGGGGGTCGCGGCTCCGTTGGGGCCGCCGTGGTAGGGCCGCGCGTAGGTGACGTGCACCACGCCTGTCGCCGCGCTGGTCACGGTGCCGCTCTGGACGAGATCCGGAACGTCGACCGCCCACCGGAACTGCCGCAGCTCAGCCACGATGCCCGCGGCGAGGCTGGCCAGCCGCACGCGCATCCGGATGCGGCGGGCGAGGTAGTTGCCAGGCCGGAACGGCGCCCACTCCAGGCGCGTCCCGCCCCCCGTCCAGTCCGATCCCGCCGCATCGTCCGAGATGCTGATCTCCGGCTGCACACTGATCAGGTGCGCCAGGTCCAGCGGGTTGACTTGCCCGAGCGCGTTGACGTCCGCGACGTACAGGATGGCCGGCGCCGGCACCGCCCCGGCATCCCATCCGGCGGTGACCCGAACCAGCATGCGGCGGGCGAGGGTGACAATGTGGTCATCGGGAACCTGGAAGTACCCAGACGACGCCTCCTGCGCGCGGAGATGGCCGGTCGACGGCACCACCTCGAGGCCGGTGAGGCCGTTGCCGGTGAGAGCGGCCGTGGCGTGGATGGGTGGCCGCTCATCGGGCAGGGCGTCGTAGAGCACCACGTCGTCCACGGTGGCGGCCGCCGGCCCGATGGTGCCGGCATCGGGCGAGTGTGAGATCCACAGCCGCCGGCCACTGACGCGCAGCGCGAATCACCCGAGCACCACGTCGGCCGCCAGGTTACGGTTCACCCACGCCCGGAAGCGGCCGGTGGCCTGCACGTACTTCCAGACGAGGTGGTAGGTGGTGGCCGCCGCGTAGATCCAGAACAGGGTGACCGGGTGGTCGGTGCCGGTGCTGTCAACGACGTGCACGGTGATCGTGCCGTCGGCGGCGAGCTCGACCCACGGCCCTTCGGTCAGGGCGCTCCCGCTCGCCAGGTGGAAGCCCAGCAGGTAGCCGGCGGCCACGGCAGCGGGCTTGAACGTGACCTCCAGCACCAGGCCCGCGTCGAAGGTGGCGTCGAAGTCCGCAACCGAGCGCGACATCTGGAACGCCGTGGTGCCGTCGTAGCTGCGCGCCTGGTCGGTGTCGCCGCGGATCAGGCCGGTCACCAGCGGCGGCGTGCCGATGCCGTGCTCTTGGGTGCGCAGGTTGCCCGAGAAGTCGGGCTGCCGCGCCGTCGACGCTTCGCCGAACTTCAGGTACACCGCCGGCTGCTGCGCCAGCACGTTCCTGGTGAGCGTGCCCGCGGGGTAGTAGAGCGCCGAGAAGCGCCAGGACTTCGCCGCCGCCGGCTCGAGCGCGACGTCGAGCTTGGCGAACTCGTCCAGCACGCCGAAGGCGGCGCCGGCCTGCGGACTGCCCTGGTTGCCGAGGTAGGTGGTGCCGGTGGCGACCGGGAAGGTCGCGCCGTCGATGATCGCCTCCTGCGACCCGTCCACCATCAGCCGCAGGCGGCGCTTCTCCATCCCGGCCGCATCGAAGCGCTGGAAGACCAACATGACCTGGTGAAACTGGTTGTCGTAGAGGTTGGTGCCGCCGTCGAGCTGCGTGCCGCCGCCGGTGGACAGCCAGCGCAGGCGGCCGTTGGACTCGATGGTCAGGTGGGCTCCCGAGCCCTTGCTGTAGAGGAAGCGCTGCGCGGCCGAGACCGTCGGCTTCACCTGGAACCAGAGCGTCCAGTTGTCGCCGGTGAGGTCGTGGCGCGCGTCCGTGGCGAGGGTCACGTACTGATTGAGGTTGCCCAGCCGGTGGCCGACGTTGTCGAAGCCGGAGTCGTTGACGACGCCACCCGGAACCCGGACGTCGGCCAGGGTGACCGTGCCCGTCATCGTCCCGACGGCCGCCCCGGTGACCGTGTCGTAGATGTCGTGCAGGGTGGGGAAGTTGCCCTGACGCCACCAGAGCTTCGGGGCGTCCGCGCGCACCGCGTCCGCGTAGCTGCCCCACTGGAAGGGCAACTCGTCGTAGCCGACGACCACGTTCTCGACGAGGTCGGCGGTGCCCTTGATCAGCAGCGAGGCCGGCGTGCCGTAGATGTACCGCGGCGCGCCGAACTCGGTGATACTGACGCGCGCGGCCACGAAATAGACCGCGTCCGCCACCACCGGGAAGCGCTGCTCGCGCGTCGTCCCGATGATCGCCGCGCGCGGCCACAGGTCACCGCCCCGCCGCACCTCGTATTCGATGGTCCCCCGGAGGTCTTGGACCGGGTCCCAGGTGAGCATGAGCTGGCCGCCGTGCGTGGTGGTCACGAACTGCGCGGCGAGGTTCTGGATGGCGCCGACCGGCGTGCGGAAGAGCGTGCCGACGGCCCGGTAGGCGACCGGCGGGACGTCTTCGAGCGATTGCTCGGCGCCGCCGAACTGGTTGAAGCTCGTAAACTTCAGCGAGAGCGGGAGGAACGCCGATGGATCGAGGAGCCGGGCCGGGAGCGCGAGCCGCAGGATCGCGTCGTCCAAGCGCACGACGTTGGCGCCGCGCCGATGGCTCTGCTGAGGCGATCCCGCCCGCCCGCGCGAGAGCGCGCGCAGGGTGTAGCGGTTCGGCGCGGTGAGTTCGGGGATTCCGTAGCTGAACAGCTCATACGGCATCTGCAGCGTTGTGCCGCCGTCGACCAGGCACAGCGATGTGCCGCGTAGCACCTCCGGTGTGGTGAACGCTTCGAGCTCGACGACCAGGCCTTCGGGGGCGGTCAACTGGACATCCACCTCGCTGCTGCTGGGCGTGAGCGCGGTTTCGAGCGAGCCCATGGTGGCGCGCTGCACGATCTGGCCGACAGGCCGATAGTCGACGCCGCCGTCCTCGGACAGCCATACCGTGCACCCGCCCCACTGCTCGGACTGGCCGGTGACTGCGATCCAGAGCTCGAGTCGCCCGCCGCCCAACTCCGCGGTCGGCTCGAAGAGTACGGGGGCCGCGATCTTGCCGGGGTCAGCGTCGTAATCGGCTGTCTCCTCGATCGCCCCCTGACGCTCGTAGACCACCTCGGTGTGCAGTCCGGTGATGACCTCGACCCCGGCGATGGTCAGCACCTCGTCCTCGTCCTCCTCGATCGACTCGACCCGGATGACGGTCGGCGGCCCGCCGGTGATGTCCGGCGGCACGCTGACCACGTCGCCCTCGTCCAGGCGCGCGTACCGCCACCCGGGAACCTCGAAGGTGTGCCGGTTCGGGTTGGCAACGGCGTTCTGGCACCGCACGCTGGCCAGCGCCTGCGCGGTCGGTTCGTCGGTGATGTAGTGGGCGTTGAACACGTCCGCGTCGCGCCGGCCGAACAGCTCGATGGCGGCGAGATCGCTGGCCTCGGTGGTCGCCGTCTCGTACAGGCCCGGCGCCAACTCGCCAGGTGCCAGGGGTGGGTCGTCTGCGTTGCGCGCGGCCGCGTACCGGTTGGTGTACTCCACCACGTGCACGTTGAAGGCGTCCGCCGGATCGGCGCGCTCGATGAACCACGAGTCGGGCAGGAAATCGCTGTCGGTGAAGGCGTAGACGACCAGGATCCTCCAGCCGCCCTGGCCGTCGGCCTCGAGCCATGACGGCTTGTGGGTCAGCCGGTGCTCGGGCGCGGCGCGCGTCGGGCCTGTCGCCTCGCTGTCCCACAAGGGCAGCACCTGCAGGACGCCGTCGCTGAAGCGCGCGGTCGCGTTACTCTGGTCGAGTAGCGCCGTCAGGTACTGCTCGGTTTCCTGCTGCTCGACGGCCGCGAGACTCAATAGGAAGCCGTGGGCATGGCAGGCCAGGCGGTAGTCGGCGAGGTCGCCCAGCATCTCCGGCGGGAAGCCGATGCCGTGGACCAGATCGGTGAGGATGTCGGCGAAGATGTCGGCGGGGTTGGCGCCGATCGGCTCACCATTGGGGTTGTCTGAGTACGTGACCTGCCCGGGCGTGCTGTTGTCGATAAAGGGCTCGCGCAGCGTGAGGTCGCACTTGAGCCCGAACACCTCCATCGTAAGATTCGGGAGCTGCGCCTGCTGGTAGAGCGGCCAGAGCTGCCGCCCCATGTACGACAGGTGTGGGAACACGCGGGGCGGCGACGGCGCCTTGCCGGCACCGCGGTTGGCAAGCGACAGCGTGTGACGTCCGACCTCCGCAACCTCCTTCGTCCACGGCGGTTGGTCCGCGGTGCCGATGTAGATGGAGCCGCCGAAGTTGGAGGACTGGACCACGCCGTTCAGCGCGACGTCGTAGTCCTTCACCCGGAAGAGCGTGTCGCGCTTGTAGATCGTGCGCACGCCGTGGATTGGCCCCTCGCAGATCCCGAGCATCATCGAGATGAAGTAGTAGAAGGTGCTCGACGTCGCCGGGCTCGCCGCTCCGAACCCGGACCCTGGGTTGGGGAAGAAGAGGTGCCCGATGTCGCCACCCAGGTGGGCGAGCTTCCCCAGCCAGATGAGGTTCGGGCTGATGCGCGCGCGTCCGTACACCACGGGGATCGCCACGCCCTCAGAGCTGGTCTGAATGTCGACGCCCGCGGCGGCGACCTTCTTCGGCGTGTCGGCGGTCCTGGCGCCCATACTACGCCGCCTCCTCGATCCAGCCCGGGAGCGTCCACAGGCTGTCGAGCATCGCCGCGAGCGGGCCGTCCTGCTCGATGTTGCTGCGCACCACCTTCCCGGCAGGGCTGTAGGCATGGATGACGGTCGGCCACGCTTCGACGATCGCACCGTGCGTCACGCGGGAGATGACCACGCGGTCGCCGGCGGTCACCGGCACCCGGAAGAGCACGATGTCGCCGGGCTGCGCGGCCGAGCTCGCCGGCACGGCGAAGCGCTCGATCATCGCACGGTAGAACTGCTCACCGGCGCGAAGCCGGGCGAGCGCGCTCTTGTACGGCACGGGGTCGGTGACGTGGATCAGGCCGCAGGCCGCATAGACGCGCAGCAGGATCCAGGCGCAGTCGACGCCGGCGCCCTTGCAGCCCTGATTCGGGACGTAGGGCGTGCCGAGCCAGCTTTGCGCCTCGGCGACCACCAGCGTCCGCTGTGCGGCGATCAAACTCATTCCTCGACCGGGTCCTTCTCCGGCACGCGGATCTTCTTCTCGGTGACGTCCTTCATCTTCGTACCAGTCAGCGAGTCGGGCTTCGGGAGGTGCGGGAAACCGCGGAAACGGTGCTGGTTGCCGAATTTCGCCCCGCAGACGTCCCACGTCTTGTCGCAGCCGGGGGCCACGGTGAATCTGTTGCCCTGCTGGGGCACGAACGGTAGCGGCGCGCTGAGGACGAACACGCCGCCGTTGTGGATCTTGATGCCGCGGCGAACGAAGGCATTATCGCCCGACTCAACCGTCAGCACGCCTTCGTTGAAGTATCCGTTCGGCGGCTGGTCGATGCTCGGGCCCATGTCCGACGGCGTGACCCCCACCACCTGCGTGCGCGTCGAGAGGCTGGTCATTTCGCCTCGGCGCGTGAACGCCTCGCGCGAAACGCCGCACCCCTGACCGTAGAGGTCCCACCCGCACCCCCGACGGTAGACGTGGCGGGGGAAGTTCGCGTTGAG